GGACATTGGTATGATTCATGCCAAGTCGTTTGTGTTTGCGGCGTTTGAGCACATTGACATGAATCTCACGGATGACAACTACAAGGATCAGCTGATGCGTTGGTGTCAGGCGAACAAAGTGCCTTTACCGGATTACCAGGTTCGCGGTCAATACAACGGTACGTTTCATATCGAGGTTGTCGTGGATGGTATACCATACGGTTCTGGATTTGCGAGCACGAAGAAACAAGCGGAACAATTTGCGGCACAAATTGCACTTAAGACGACGGAACGTTTTAAAAAGTAGAAATGGGTTGGGGCATTTGCTTCGCACTTGACGCCAACGGTTACGTGTACTGTGCAGACGGATGTAAATGGCGCGCTCGCAAGAGTGATTATGTGGATTATCCTCCGTGGCCATCGGCTCACCAGGCGGTCCTCGATTACTTTGAGGGTGAAGCACACAGCGAGCTTGACATGGTACGGGACGAGTGTCCAGGGACTGCAGCAGCACTACGTGAGGCATGCGATGAGCACATCAGCATGGCCCTTCGTCAGTACGACCACATGACGGATGACGAGAAGCGCGAGGCTCACGAGGCTTCCATGGTTGAGTTTGAGGGTGATCTGTCACGTGCCAACGAGAACCTCGAAACCGCTCTTAAGCTTTACAACGACCAAAAGACGATCTGGACCGGGTATAAGAAGAATCCACCCAAGATGAAGCCAGCCAGGACACGTGCCAATGAGCTCCGTCAACTCATCGAGCCTCTGCTCTTGGAACTCGCCACAGAGGAGGCGGCCGAGGAGTGCGATCGGTTGCGTCGTGACAAGGCTCGCGCTACCCGGATGCTGAATCTCGAAAAGAAATTTACACTTATTTAAACAGTCTCTGCCTTTTTAATGAAGGATGCACCCAAGAGCCCAAGAACTCATCGCGCAGACCTATGCCGATCAGCGCAGTCAGGAGTGGCTCAACCTCCGTGGAAATCTACTGACTGCGAGCGATGCGGCGACAGCAATTGGCCTCAATCCGTATGAGAAACCCGAAGGACTCTTGGCGAAAAAGTGCGGCGCGGCGCGTCCATGGGCTGGAAACGAAGCGACTGCACACGGGACGCGTCTCGAGCCCATGGTTCGTGATTTGTATGACATGCGTCACGGTCAAATTTCACATGAAATTGGTCTTGTGCAACATCCGGTGCACAAGTTTCTCGGCGGAAGTCCCGACGGCATCACAGAGTCTGGTCGACTTTTGGAAATTAAGTGTCCTCTGAGTCGAAAGATTAAACCCGAAGTCCCTGGATATTACTTGCCTCAGATTCAACTTTTGCTGGAGATTATGGATCTCGAGGTGTGTGATTTCTTACAGTACAAAGAGGGACCTCCAGAAGAGTTTGTCGTCGTCGAGGTTCCACGCGACCGTGAATGGTTTGCGCGTTACCTCCCGGTCATGAAGGAGTTTTGGGACGGCGTACTCGCCATGCGTCTCAAAGGTATCTGTGCTGTTGAAATTGACGAAATACAAATCGAGCCAGTTTCTGTAGATGAATGTGAGGTTGAAGTCGAACTATTTTAGTTCGCCCATTGACCAAAGCATACGCGAATACATTCAGCATAGGCGTCTTTGATGTTTTTCACCCCCTGATATCCATTGAGAGTTGCAAGCAACCCTTCACGAATGTCACGCGCCTGCTGTCTTTCTTTATTTGCGATGGCTATGAGCGTACCCTGTATCTCAGGGGTGAGTGAGTCCCAAGCATTTTCAGCTTCAAGCCACACTGCTCCAGGGTCATCCTTGGGAGACTTTTTCTCCTGGATCCAATGAATCATATACGCGTAGGCCGCCCTACTGAGCGAATCGCGTTCGAAAATGTATTCAACTTCACCGTCATGTATGATTGCAAGTTCACCATCTATGATACTAAACTCCAGCAGATGCGAAGCATCTGATGTCTGTTCGACGGAAAGGCGGCTCATGGTATAAAACCCCGACATTTTTAAACAGGTTATAAAAGAATACCATGTATTCAAAGCATGGCGCACCGTCTGTATCAAGTCCTGCTCGAAAACCCACGCATTCCTATCGTGATCGCAAGTGGTCCGGCCGGTACAGGCAAGACCATGATGGCGTGCCAAGCCGCATCGAAGCATGCTCGTCACGTCATTTTGACTCGCCCGGCTGTCTCTGTGGATGAACAGCATGGATACCTTCCTGGTACAATCGATGAGAAGATGGATCCGTGGGTTCGCCCCATGAAGGATGCAATGTCAATCAAGACAAAGTTTGAGGTGTGCCCTCTCGCGTACATGCGCGGTCGGACATTTGATAACGCGTGGATCATCGCAGACGAGATGCAAAACTCAACGCCGAATCAGATGCGTATGGTGATGACCCGTCTCGGGAAGGATTCCAAACTCGTCATCACAGGTGACACGGGTCAGTATGATCGTGGGTTTGAAAACAACGGACTTGTTGATTTACTGGAACGCCTGAAGAACTACCCTGTTAATGGTCTCGAGCAGGTGCAGTTCGGCGAAGATGATATTAAACGTCATGAGATTATCAAGGAGATTTTGCGTTTGTACGCTTGTTAGGAAAAGGGACGAATCCATGGATACGTGTAACTCTGAACCGGCCTTCGTTCCGTGGCGGACCCATGAAGTAAATGCCCGCAGGTGAATTTTTCCACTGAGTCGTAACGAGTGAGTTATTCTTCTTAACAGGTGATGAGTTTTTCACTCTGAAGCGGCCGCGGGTCGCAACCCCCTTTGCACGGATGTTTCGCTGCAGTTGTGTGACGCTCTTTATATACTGACGCACTTTGTTCCAGCGTTTCATGGCATTTTCACGCGACTCATTCACGCGCGCCAGGCTTGATGGGCGCCGGTTGGTGCTGGGGCGGTACTTATATGGCGTCTGACCCATATGATTAATTCAAATATTTTTATTCTAGGTTGAGAATTTCACATCGGAGATTTGCATACACTATGGTATTGAACACATCCATGACATTATCGACAACCCGTTGAATGTGGTCATCTGGATCAACGGGCCATGGTACGTTCATTCCGACCCACGTACACTGCTGCAAAAGCGTGAGGTTTTCATCAAACACACGTTCGAGCGCAGGGTAAATAGAATGCATCGTGTCAAACACATCTTTGAGCACCTGATTCGTCTCACGGGCATTCCTGTATCGAAACTTGTTGTTTTGTTCCCAGAACACCCGATCCGTCTGCTCGACGAGGTAAAATTTGAGTCGATTGCAAATTCTCTGTTCAAAAAGAGTCAGAATGGTTTCGTCAACCTCGGTCATTTTTGTCTTGTGCTTTTGGAGCATCGCGGTTTTAGACCAAATAAAGTTTACACGGCTTTCAACAGTATGAGTTATTACGAAACACTCGGCGTCGAGCGGGGCGCATCAGCAGATCAGATTAAAAAGGCGTACAGAAACTTGGCACGAGTCAATCATCCCGACAAAGGAGGTGACGCTGAAAAATTCAAGGCGATCGGGCAGGCATACGAAGTGTTGAGCGACCCAGACCGACGTGCCCGCTATGACCAGTTTGGAACTGATGTCCCTGAACAGCAGCAAGGGCCCCAAGGCCCTGACATTTCCAATATATTTCAGCAAATGTTTGGTGGCATGGGTGGTCCGCAGCAACAGCAGAATATGGATAGGCATCACACGATAGACTTGACACTTGAACAAGTGTACACTGGTGTGGACAAGACGATCAAGGTGCCCGTGACGAAACACTGTCAGTCGTGTGCCGCGACGTGTCATCGGTGCCAGGGACGGGGAATGATGGTGCAAGAAATGATGGGTATGATGGGTCAGATGTTTGCCAGACCGTGTGATCAGTGCCAAACATCTGGGGTTGTACGAAAGGGCTGTCCGGGGTGTAACCACAAGAAAACGCACGTGGATACACTCATGATAAATTTACACATCGAAAAGGGTATACATACAGGGGCACAACATAGGTTGCAAGGACTCGGGGAACAAGCGCGGTCGAATCGTGAAAGAACTGGTGATCTCATTATTACATTCAATGTAAAACCCCACCCCAAGTTTGAACGTCGCGGCGAAGACTTGCGGTACGTCATGACCATCACGTTTCAGGAATCTGTCGAGGGACTCGAGGTGACTGTACCTCATTTCGGTGGACCTGTTCAGTTTAATACACGCAAAGAGTTTGGTATAATCGATCCTCGAAAGGATTATGTGATTCAAGGCAAGGGACTTTCTGAAAAGTCAAATCTTCTCATCAACTTTGATGTACAATACCCAAAACGGGTCTGACAAGCGGCTTGGGTTTCGGGTTCCCGTTACGGCACATAGGACACGTCACCGCTTGAAATGAAGCCGCTCGACTCTGTTTCCATGAGTCAAAACAGTCTATATGAAAGTAGTGCCCGCACGACGTTTTTGTAGTTGTTTCGCGCGTGAGGTCGCTATAGCATACAGCGCACTCTGTCGGCACTTCGGGGGGCGGTGGAAGCAAATTGGAACGCTTTGCGTGTCTCCAGCACATTGGGTAACTCTTGTACTTTGAGCACTTGCATTGCATCCCATCCTTTGCCATCTCTGGGCACCTTTCACTTACCCCAGGCAGACCCCGCGGAGCTCGAGGGGTTGGTATACCCGAGTGAAGTCGACACGTCGTGCACCCTACCGCACACCTGTTTCTACAAGGTGTACCGGCCAGTGTCAAGCCAGGGCACGGGAGTCGTACAGGCGGGGGTGGACGGGGCGGACGTGTATACGTTCGGTGTGGAATGAAACCGTGAAGACGCAGAAAAGATGCAACTGCCGGGGGGAGATAGACGCTGACACGGTCCGCCTCTCGTACTATGCTAACCAGACGTTCAACGAGTGTAGCCATTATTAATAAGGTGCACGACTTTTTTATGTCTTTCCACTTTGAGTCCGTTGGAAGAAAAAATGTGTGATGAACTCGCCTGACTTGCCCCGAACAGGGTTCAGACATCCAAAATCACGATGAACAAGTTTGAGGCTTCTGCTCTCCGCTTCCGTCAGCACACGACCGAGCTCAAGGCGGCTCGGAGTTGCACAGTCTTTATCCCAGACTATACACCTCCGGCATCCGTGGGTTTGGTGACAGCGGCGGCAAAGAAGAAGGCGGCGGCACCAGTGGCTTCAAAGGGACCCACGTGTAC